ACGCCTTCTGCAAGTCTGTTCATCTGCTTTTTATTCTTGCGATGATGAGTGACAAGTATCGTTATTAGAGCGAGAATGTCCAAGGCTAATCCCACAATAACTGCTATTTTAGCCATCGGGTATCACCCCTTATGCTTCTGTCACCGATTCAAGGTGATAATAGACGTCGAATTTGTCGATTTCACCCGACATTACCTTGTTGTAAAGGTCATTGGGAATGCCTTCGGGAAATTCGATTGTTGCAACGATTCTCTGCTCACCCGACATAAACTCACGATGATATTCGATATGTTTTGAACACTCAATATCATTGAGAAGCTTGTCTTTCTGTACACCAACACCACTGATGAAGAACTCACCTTTGATGCGAATATAGTCAACCGCCGCATTCTTGGGAAGGTTGACCACAAAAGCAAGGTTGTTGCCGCCGTAATAGCCGTTTGTGATAATGCCCTCATGGTTTTCACTGTGAATAAGATTTAATGTTTTCATAATTCATTCTCCTTAATCTGTGTAATAGGTAATGCGGATTTTTGACCATCCGTAGTCAATAGCTTTTGTCAGCAACGGGGTAAACTCGTATGAAAAACACAACAGATACGCATAGGTCAAGCACTCGAAATCGGGATTATAAAAAACTTTATCCGACAAAATAGTATATGGTGAAGTGTCGAGAGCATACAAATTTTTGATGTTGATGTATTCACCATCGTTTTCGTCAGGAAAAGCAATTTCAACACTTGCAATTTCCGTACCTTCGGGGATTCGTGAAGCGAAATCAACCATATAAATTCTGCCAAACTGTCCATAGGTGTCAGACCATACATTAAAGTCAGACTCTTCTTCCATAAAGACTTCCAACTGAGCAGTAGGGCGTGAATATTCTTCCACTGCCAACTTGACTATGTTGTTCATCATCTCTTTTAACTTGACACTCGCCTCGCTGTCGGACTCGACTATACTGCCTTCGGACTGAACTGTATCATTCACTATAATCACGAATCGTGGACTTGTTATAAGTACTCCCATTTCGTTGTACAGCATAATTTCGCATTCCACCTCGCCAAGCGAAGTTGTAGTTTGAGCCGAAATGCTATACACAATAACATTGCCTTTGATGTCACAGTCACAATATATGTTGTGACCATCAGGCTTCTTGGCTTTGAATACTGCCGAGCAGTCTGCGGTCAAGCTATATGGTCTTCCATCTTCGGTGAGACTTGTTATTATCTTTCTGCCCGTATCGCCTCGCTTCATATTAAGAACAACCTGTGATTCGGGTTTATGAATATCAAGCGAAATTTTGTGCGTGGCATAATTCATAAGCATCCCCCCTTTATAATATTAAAATAGCACGAGAGGGAGGTAAGATGTAAACCTCCCCCAAAAATTATTTAGTGCCAAGGTGCTTCGTAGAGCTTGGATTCTGCCCATCCGTTCATTCGGTACAGAACATCCTTTTGAGATGACGATATCGGCAGAGAATCTATCACGGCAAGAACCTGCGATTTCTTACTGCCACTGTCTGTTTTTCCGTCTCCGTTGTTGTCTGTTCCTATACATTCTGATTTCTGTACAAGATAATCATCAAACACAGCAACATTTATGCCGTTGGGTTTTGCAACCTCGTTATAATCAGCAACAGTTGAGGACTGCCAATTATACTTGACCCTCGGGTTCTCTCGTTTGAACACATAGTATTGAGCCTTTTCTGAAGCGGTATCCTCATCAAGACCTCCGAAGGTGGTCAGCATCTTTGTGGCTTTGTCAGCAGTAAGCTCGCCTGCAAGAACTGCATCCTCGACAGAAGAACGGAAGCTGTTGTTGAAACTCTTTTCAGCTTCTTCTCTCGTTTTGCCATTGTTCTCCATTTCAACTCGAAGGATTTCTTCCTTATAAGTCTTGGCGTTGAATGTGTTACCTTTGTAAGCTGCATCGAAATAGTCTTCCTTCGTATAAAGGCTCTGTGCCTTGGGGTTATATACATTGCCTTCGCCCTTGTTCAGCTTTGTGACCATTCCGTTGATAGCTTTAACCACATAGTCCTGCTTGAATCCATCAGCTATGATTTCTTTTCCAATTCTTGAAATCGCCTTGCTTACAGGCGTAAATCTCGTTAACTACATCTCCGTTGGCATTGAGTCCGTATCGACATCCCCAAAGCCTGTTGCCCGACTCAGTGATGTAGTCCATAACGGGCATTGTTCTGCTTACTGTGAATGAGTTGGTAATGGTCAGAGACCTTTTGATAATACCGACTACAACGATGTAGTCCTCATCCATTGCATCTTCGTCACTCATATCCCATATGATGAAGCTTCCGTCTATGTTGTTTATATCTTCGTATCCTTCGCCTATAGGCTGACCTACATCATTCAGCAGAGTAGCACCCTTGAGTCCCGATATGGTTACTCCGTCACCCTTACTGAATCCACTGTTAATGCCGGGCGAAGTGATTTTGATATATGTAGTCGCAACGGATACCCACATTGATGTTGTGGAATCCCACTGCTTAAGAGAGTGAGTGTCGGATGATGTGTCAATCCAATAGCCAAGGTTTTCGGGGTTTTCGGGAGCTACAGGACTGCTCGGAACATCTCCTAACTCCGAACCATCCATTCGGCACATAACAAACGATGTTTGATTGCCCTTTGGAATGATTATTTTGTTTTCAATGTGTCCCCACACCTTACCTTCATCTCGCTGAAGGACATTAACCCATTTTTTGTCGGGCATAATGATGACATATGCACCCATTTTGATGAGTGTCTTCGGACACATCGCAGGGTCTGTTGACAGGTTCATTTCTACCTTGTAATCGTTGATGTAGAAATCTCTGCCATCTACCCAACACAGAGAGTCTTTTGCGATGATACCCTGTGCAGATTCAGGTCTTATAAAAACTCCTCTTCTGCCTCTCGGAGAGAGTGTGGGATAGTATGATGATGTGAGGTTCTTCATATCGAAAAACTCTCCGTCACCGATGCGGAGGTTATGGTTGTAGCCTCTGAAGACATCAACCATATCCCTGTTGGTCTTTATTTCATTTAAAGAAGGCAGAAACATTGCAATCCCTCCTTAAAAATATTTTCTCGGTTGTGAACAGGGTATATGAGTCCTGTTATAGTATTTCTGAAATTCGCTGTATGCGTGGTTGTATGCCGAGGATGAGTTGTTGAATTTTGCCGATTCCTCGTTGGCATAATCAATCTGCGACTGAAGCCACAGAACATAGATGTTGTCATACGGAGCAGGAACAATCAGTTCTGTATCAAGAGGAGTTTCTTCGTTGTATCCTGTAAAAGCGATACCTCCTGCATCATCGAAGTATTCTCCAACAAGACGAGAGGGCAAGCAATGAAGTTTTGTGCCACTACCTGTATCATCTCTTGTGCAAAGATAGATTTTATTACCCTCTTCGTAGTAGAGGTCTTTGTAATACCTCGTTGCTGTTGTTGCGGTTATGGGACTTATGAGTCTTCCGTCTCCCTCGTGAGTGTCAATTATGTTTGCTTTGATAAGTCCGTCAAGTGTAGAGAGCCATCTTACCTTGTCGCTCTCTGAATAGCTGTTGGGTTTGAGTGAGTCAACTGCGTGGATAGCTTCAATAATTTTCATAAGCTTTCCCCCTTATATCAAAATGAGGGAGCGAAAACGCTCTCGCTCCCCGTGATGTTGTGCCGTAATCACGGCTTATTTATCTTTGTTTGCATTTGCGGCAAGCTCTGCCTCAAATTCCATCGATGTTACGAGCATTCTTTCCTTGTGGGTAAGGATTTCAGCTACGCCCTTGGGTACTTCGACCTCGATACCTCTCTTGATGAGGTAGGCTGTGCCGTTGAGAGCAACATAAACATCGTCTTTTTCCGTCTTTGTAAGAGGAAGTCTGATTTTTACCGTATCCTTCTTGACGGGTGCTGTACCTGCTGTGGTAGCAGGTGCTGTGTTTGTGTTAGCCATAATAGCCTCCTTGTTTAGATGTGGGGAGGTGCTATGACCTCCCCATTATTGAGTTTCAATCAGTTCTGTTCAGCTTTTGCAGAGAAATCGGGTGAGCAACACTCGAATCTTACGAGATAAGCCTCAACAAGGATTTCTGCGGTCTTGATTGCCTTCCAACCTACCGAGCTTCTCTGATTGAGAGCATCGGATACGCCTGAAGAACCGAGCTGTTTGATGATGGTCTGAAGACCACCGCCTGTGATTTCTGTGATGCCGTAGGCACCGTCTGCGATGAAGAGACAGCCGAATACTGCAAGACCATCGGGACAAGTGCCATCCTTATAAACAGCAGCTTCAGAGGTCTCGATGAAACGGACACCTGCAACCTTACCGATTTCACCTTCGTAGATGTTTTCGGGAGTTGCATACTTGTGAGCATCAATCCATTCAGGGTCGCTCATAAGGTCATGTGCGGCATAGGGATGGATGATAGCTACATATGAGCCGTTGATTTTGGGAGCGTTGTTTGCTTTAAGGAAAGCAACAATCTTCTTAACTTCTTTGACAGTAAGTCTGTCTTCAACGGTAAGAGTTTTTCTGCTTGTCTTGCCACCGCCATAGAATACGTTTGTACCTGACTGAAGGACATTTCTTGTAACAGTATCGAGGGTGAGACCTGCCTGTCTGCCACAAAGCCTTGTAGCCTCAACAACATTGTTGTCGATGGCAGTGAGGTCAAGCACATCAGAGAGGGTGACATAGTCACCGTACTGTGAAACCTCTGCCTCGATGGTTGTTACGGAAAGCTTTCTGCCATCAGGAGTTACACCTTCAGTGAGAGGTGTAAGAGCCTTGGGGAAGGAAGCGTACTTGCGGAATTCGATTTTCTTGCCGCCATTCTTGGGGATGGGTCTCTTCTGACCGAACTGGTCATGGACAAGATACGGTCCTGCCTCATCGATGAGAGTCATATCGTAATGAGTCTTGTTCTCGGCAGAAAGACCTGCATCTGTGGTTACGTTGGTATTGGGGTCAGCGAAAAGCTGAAGATTGAGAACTGTGAAAATAAGTTTAAACATAGTAATAATCTCCTTTTGATAGTTATTCGGAGATTAAACCTACCTGTGGGTATTAGCCAAAAGTGATTTTCTCTCCGTTTGCTACCCTGCGGTTAATTTCCGCACGGTCAGCTTTGGTGAGTGTTGACAC